AAAGGTGAAGGTACTGCTAAAGGAGATGCATCAGGCAAATCTGCTAAAGTAACTGCTGAGCAAGAGAAAACATTACAAGGTAAGGTTGATGATTTTAATAAAAAAGAATCTAATACTAAGAATGGTAACGCTACATTAGGACAATTAAAATCAGTATTCCAAAGAGGATTGGGTGCATTCAATACATCACATTCACCAAGAGTACAATCAGCAGAACAATGGGCATACGCTAGAGTAAACGCTTATTTATATTTACTAAAGAATGGTAGACCCGAAAATCCAAAGTACACAACTGATTACGATTTGTTACCTAAAGGACATCCAAAAGCACAATAATGAATATAAGTTCAGTATATAAGAAGTATTTAAAATTCGCTGAGAAAAGAGTAATGTCACGCAGAGCTCTTAGAACTAAAACATTAAATTGGAATAGACCATTTAAGATTTGGGGAAGAACTATTGAAGGTGATTCATACGAAGGTAGAGAGTTATTTTCATTTGCCGGCCCATCTCGTTCACCTGGCGTACCATACAACTACAATGCTTTAGGATATATGATATTCTATGATATGAACAAAGGAGCTTATAGAACTTTTGTTTATGACCTTATTACTGCATTTGAGCAGGATGGTGTGAAGTATGATATAGTTTAAATCTTACACAATCCAGCTGCACCTAATTGTTTTCTAACTGTATATTCATCAACTCCAAATATTCTAGCAAATCCAGATACGCTGAATCTTCTATTAGTAAGTGGAGAATAGTTTTCAATACAAAATTGTAATTCTTCTTCTGTTAATTCTTCTTTATGTAAATACGGAATAGGTTTGCCTGTTCTATCCCATTCCTTTCTAAATGTATCATAATGAGAACTAATTCTATTAAATACTTTAGTAATGTAATGTCTATCTACTTTTACACCATCTATTTTAGTTAGATTATTCATTATATTTCTACGATTAAAATCTTCAATAGAATCTACATTTCTCATTAACTTAATAACTTCTTTAAGTACAGGCACAAACTTTCTAGCTGCAGCTGTTGTTAATTTTTCTTGGTTAGCTTCTAAGTAATCAGCAAACGCATGTAATACGCCTGATGTATGTTCTATCTCATCTAATCTTTGAGGTGAATCATCTGCTATATCCCAATTCTCATTTAATTGGTCTAATTTTAATGTTTTCTTTGTACCTGAATATCCTCTTGTGTTGTGAAAAATATAGTAATTACGAGCACAAACTGTGAAATAAGAAAACGCTTTACCTTTACCTTCTTTAATCATATTCATTCTTTCTGCAAGGAATGCAGTACAATCCATCATAATATCCAACATCTCACCATCCATATAGATTGGTTTAATTTTATTATAATAAACCTCTGCAATTTTATAGATAGCTGGATATATTATACGAAATAGTTTATCTCTTTCTATTTGTGTTTCTGCTTTATTGTATAATTGTATTGCTTCTTCAACTGATTCATTGAAGTAATTGGAAGCACTATTAGGGTTTTTCTTACGTGGCATTATAACTTATGTTTATATTATAACAAATTGTTTGATGATTGTTATATTAATACAAAGATACAAAAAATAACTGATAAAACCAAATAATATGCCGATACCTAAACCAACTGCAGCAGAAACCCAAAATGATTATGTGGGGCGTTGTATGAGTGAGATTAGTGGTGAATACCCACAAGACCAAGCAGTAGCTATATGCATTTCTACTTATCAAAGAGGTGAAATGAGTAAACAAAAACTATCAGACCCACAAAGGAGAGTAGCAGCTAAATTAAACTTTGATGCAAAATTTGAAGGAATTAATTTAGCACCTGAAGGAGAAGATGGGCCATGCTGGAGTGGATATGAACAAATTGGAACTAAGACCTTAGATGGTAGAGAAGTACCTAATTGTGTACCTATAAAGGATTAAAATACGATAGTTAATAAGCGCCTGCCAGCGAACATAACAAACGTATAAAGCCCCATTTTAAGGGGCTTTTTTATGTCATTGATTATCAACACGTTAGCACAACTGATTGATTTACAATGAGTTAAAAAATAATTTATTGAGTATCAACACGTTAGCATAAAACTACTAAAATAATTGCTAAAAAGCTTGGAAAATCCAATAAGTATTTGTATCTTTATTGTATAAGGGTTGGGGATATTCTCAATCTAACACAATAAAAAATAAGTTATGACCAAAATGGATTTTTCAGGAATGAATTTACCTCACAAATTAGGAAGTATTTCATTAAATTTCAAATTTGATAAAAAGAGATGGGATTCAAAATTTTTATCAAATAAAGCAGTTGGTGCTGTATATGGTGCAACCTTACACAAAACTAATTATGCTGATTCAACATTTAATGGAGATATAAAGACAGTAGTTCCGTTTTTAAGTTGCACTAGAGAATATGCTAATTTTATCAATCTGTTTCTTAGGAAATTTAAACCAAATTCATATACTGATTATCCTGGTTACTTTGATGCAATTGTTAATTATGGTTATGAAATAGGTAAAACTGGACATCCAGAGTTAATACCTTATGGTACTGAAGAAATTTTTATGGCCTATTTTGATGATTATGAAATAGCATTTACACCTTATAATGATGGTATTATGTTAGCTGATATAACTGTTACAACTTCAGAAAGAGGTAAAGGAATTGCAACTGATGTTATGAATAAAATATATGACATAAGTGAAGATAATAATATTCCGATTTATTTGATACCATATCCAGCAGAAGAATTTAAATCTGAAAAAGAAAGTGAGTTGGTGAATAGATTAAAAAATTGGTATGAAAAAATTGGATTCGGACCAATATCAGAAGGTAGTAAAGTATGGTGTAATTTTGAATAGAATAACAGAGACCCCCTAATTTGGGGGTTATTTGTTTGGGTAGGGATAATACCTCAAAAGGGGTTAGACCCTCTAAAATCGGTTAAAAAGGGCATAATATGTATTACGTTGATAATCAACACGTTAGCACAACTGGTTGATTTACAATGCCTTAAAAAGTTTTTTATTGAGTATCAACACGTTAGCAAAAACTACTAAAAATAGTTGGAAAGTTCCTTGGATATCTCATATATTCGCCGTATCTTTATTATATAAGGGTTGAGGGTATTCCTCTCCCAAACAAAAACCTTATGGTGTATCAGGTCAACCAAACAAAAACTATGAGTAAAATGACACTCAACCAAACGGAATCAATTTTAGGTACTGAATCATTAAAGTTTCCATTAGTAGTAAAATTTGAATCTCCTGAAGAAATGTTTGAATCAATAGATAATTATCTATTTGAGATTTTATGTGATTGTATGTTATCAAAAATAACAAACAAGCCCCTCTTAAATCAAGATGGTTCAAATGTTGAAGTAGATAACCCAATTTTAGTATTAGACTTAGGTAGTGATGATTGCCAGGTATTAAGATATTCAGATAATTTCATTGAAAACACATATAACAATGTATTAAACAATTTAATTCAAAAAGAAGAATATGAATTATGTGATACATTACAATCATTTAACCAATTATATAACAATAAAAAATAATTCATTGATTATCAACCAGTTGCACATTATATTAAGTTATATGTGTAACTGGTTGATTTTCAATAAAAAATCTTTCAAAAAAACTACTTAAAAATTTGGAAATATGGATACTTCTTCGTATCTTTATTGTATAAGGGTTGAGGGTATTCTTCAACTTACACAAACCTTACGTTGGGGTATAGGTAACCAACAACAAATAAAAATGGCACATTCAGTAACATTCAACGAAACAACTTTTGAGTTCAGTTTCAACATTACAAAAACCTCTGAGTATGATACTAAAGGTACAAATGAGGTAGAACATTATGATGTTCTTGTTAATGGTAGAGAAAGTATCTACTATGTTTATTTTGATACCAAATCTAATTCATACTCATTATGGAGTGGTACACCTGATAGAAGTGGTGGTATTACACATAGAGAATTGATTGAAGATATGGATGGTAAATCAGGCTTCCCTATCAATGTAGTTTGTGATATCGTAAAAGAGATAGATACAAATTGGGTAAGATAATCAAACAATGGGGAGTTGAAATATACTCCCCTTATTTTTAAAACAAAACAAATTAGTTATGAAAACTTTAGAACAATTGAAAGAAAGAAAAAATGAATTAGAAAATGAATTATCAGCTTATAAATGGTTTGGTAATGAAGAAGATGAGAATTATCAAGAAGAATATGGTAGGGAATATGAACACCTACTAACCGAATTAAATGCGGTAAACATTCAAATTTGGAGACACAACAATAAATTCCCAATCGGTTTCAAACAAGCTTCATCTAAAGAAGCATTAAATCACTTATTCAATAAAAAATAATATGTTTTGGGAAAATAATAACGGGAATGGTAAGGTAGTCCTTATCGTTCCCAATTACACGTTTAATGAAGATATAGAGAAGGATTCCTTTGTGGATGTTCTATACTCTCATATAAGAGCAATTGAGGGGGTCTCTTGGATACTTCCAGTCCCAAAGGGGAAAGGTATAAGTAAACTTAACTTACCCAACGTAAGGCAGGTAGAAATCAATATGAGTGGTAATATGATATGGATGAGAAGTAACCTTCCTTTGGATATGATTAAATTACTTAAGGATGAAACTTATAATGTAATTTATTCACACTTACCGGATTGGCATATTAGTAGATACACTAACGTAGATATCGTAGGATATGCTCATTGGTTTGAAATGCCGGAATGTAATGGATTGAGTTGGTTGAATCGTTCACTTAACTTACCACACGAATTAATTAACCTATTAGATTATAAGGTTTGTTTTCTTAATACTCACCAACAAAAGGAAATGGTATTAGAAAATGCTCGTAAGTATTTTAATAGTGATATCGTTTCTAAATTGAATGGTATCCTTAAGGTAATGCACTTAGGAGTTAATGGAGTAGATATTGTATCCGAGCCTGATGTATCGTATGAAAAGATTATTGTATTCAATCATAGGACTGAAACATATAAAGGTTGGGGTAAGTTCTACGAATGGATTAAGAAGTATAGAGAAACACGTCAGGACTTTAAAGTATGGGCTCCTCTATTGGATAAACCTATTAATGAAAGCTGGATTAGTAACAAACAATATCCTAAATCAATATACTATCAAATGTTATCTAAGTGTTGTGTAGGAGTTCAACCTAAACAATTACACGCTGGATGGAGTGTTTCAGCTACTGATTGTATGATGAGAGGATTACCTATGTTATTTCAAACACAAGATTGTTTCTATGAGATTGATTCAACAGCCGATACCTTTGATGGTTATAAGGAGTTTGTAGTTAAGATGAACCTTTACTTAGATGATAGGAACTACCGAATGGGAAGGGCTGAAATGGGGTTACTAAGTGTTAAGAAACTGGTAGGTAATACTGATAGGAATATAGTAGAATTAAAAAAGTATTTGGATATATAAAAATTTATTCGTATCTTTGAAAAATAAAACTACTAAAATTGCTCTTTGAGATTTCTCGATTGTATTTATTAGTACACAAACCGAAACATCCTTTATCTGCGGTATATCAGATAGAAACCCACTTGATAGGGTCATAGATGAAACTAAGTAATTCATCTCCATTAGCCGGACGAAGCAGCCGGGAAATGGTGCTAGGTGCGATGGAATCCTTTGGCCACAAATTGGTATGTTAGAATCGTTATCAAGACAGTAGTAGTCGTGAAGATGAGATTGAATGGAATCTCTTAACTATGAATTATCCTTTATATGGAAATGGAATGTCAAATAAATAAACAATTAAAAACAAAATATGAAAAAATTAAATGATAAACAAATTGAAAGATTAAAACATTATTATAAAGCTTTTAAAAAAGAATTAACTTTATATGATATGGATATTAATACTTTTAAAACTATTTTAAATATGGGTTACTATGACCCTACCCAAACTTTAATGTTTGATGGAAAGGAATGGACTTTAAAAGATTATTTAAATCATACAGAAGAAATATATAAGGAAACATTTTATTCTAAATAATTTGGTAGTTTCAGAATAATTTCGTATCTTTATAAAATAATAAACAATATGTTAGAAGTTAAAAAAACAAATGAGGGACTTGTACTATCCCTATCCTTTCAGTTAGATAAAGAAGATGCTACTGATTTGATTAAAGAGTTACAAGCTTATGTAGGTAATACAGCTAAAGAAGAAGCTTATAAACAAGCACAATCTAAATTACAATTACAAAAAGAAATGCAGAGAGCATTTGTAGATGTATTGGATACAGAGTATTTAGAAACTAAATTTGCTACTGTGTATAAGTTAGATGAGATTAATAGAGAGGTTGAGATATTAAGAAAGAAATTAAATAAAAAATAATATGAACTTGAATGAAATTTTAAGCAAGAAATCAAATGAAGTGACCAAAGAAGAAATGGCATTTGTATTTGAGAATTTAGATTGGGCTAAATTAGCAGCAACATACGCAGAGAACGTAGGCGATATTGATTTTGAAATCCCAGCAGAAGAATTAAAAAACTTTATTAGAGTACAAGAAGATAAAAAAGATTAGGGATAATATGTTACGTTTGAATACTTATAATAAGCTGGAGGTCTTTTTATCGAAATTGCCATTTTTATATCTATCCTCCTTCAGCTTACCCTATATTTTGAGAGGCTGGTGTCATTTCCAGTCTCTCTTTTTTATGTCTTAACGAACTACTAATATTTATAAACACAAACAATATATAATGGCAAAGATTGAAATTAAAGATTTAAAAGGATTTACTGACTACTATGCTGGTAGTGATGGATTAATCTACACAACAAAGATATCACCTAGATACAATCCTAAAGGAGAACTAAGAGTACTAAAACCACGTACACATCCTTCAGGTTATTTATACTATGGATTATTCGTAGGTAAAGGTAAAACTAAAGTAAGATATTGGAGGAGAGGACATAGATTGATAGCTCAGACCTATTTAGGTAAGATTCCTAAAGGCAAAGAAGTTAATCATAAGGATTTGGACAAACATAATAATAATCCATCTAATTTAGAATATATGACTCGTTCAGAAAATCAATTACATTGGAGAACAAAATTAAATAGATTGGCAAATGAAAAGAATTAAATTAGGTGATTACTTAGAAGCACTTATCCACGTAATTACTTTAGGATTTGGAAGTAGAATATCAGAATGGATAGCAATAGATTTATTAGGATTTAAATCATGCGGATGTTGCCAAAGAAAAGAATGGTTAAATAGATTAACTGACAAATCCTATTATGGACATTGTGACGAAATAAAAATATTTTAATTATGAAAATAGTATCAGAGCCAGAGATTTACAATTATATCTCTAAAGAAGAATTAGATAACCTTAAAGGAATGTGGGTAACCGATTGTATAAATCTATTATTGGAAAAGGGTTATGATACTGATGCAGCTAAAACAATAGCAGCATTTGTATATGCAAAAAATCAATCATCGGAATAATATGGAAGAACAAATACCACAACAACCACCTGTTGCTGAAAGCAAATACGCACCGCTTAACTTAGCTGAATTCATAGAGTTAAGAGAACAATTAGAAGGAATTAAATCGTATCTTCCTGAACACCTAATGGGTACTCTATGGGAGAAATGTAATCGTATAAGAGGTGAAAGAATTAATCAACCATGTAGTTGTAAATCATCATCCGGTCTATGGGGATTATGTGTTTCGGACTTAAGACAATTTGTAAGAACTAAAGATGCAGAATAAGAGATTAGAAAATACAAAACGATTAGAAGTATTGTATAGAGAGTCTCACCCTTGGTTAATAGCTGCTACATTCAATATTGTAAAGGATAGAGATGTTGCAGAAGATTTAGTATCTGAACTCTATTGTTATTTAGGAGAACGAATTAATCCTTCTTTATGGTGGGGACAATCATTCAATGTAATGTATTGTTACGCATTTCTTAAAAGTAGATTCCTAAATAAAGTAAAGAGAGATAAGAAGATACAATACCAAGCTGATACGGAATCGGACACACCTGATGATGAATACGATACCGATTCAGATGAAAAGATAGATAAAGCATACAATGAAGTAATAGATGAGCTAAAGAATATGGAGAGAACTAAACTATGGCCGGCATCTAAATTAGCACAACTATATTTCTTTGATGATAAGATGACATTAGAAAAGTTATCATCAGAAATTAAGATATGCAAATCCACCTCCTTCACACAAATCAAAAGAGCTAAGAAACATTTAAGAGAAACAATAGATAATCCCTTTAGGACTAATTCTTAGGTGGTCTCCTGATACGTTCACTACAAAGGTGATAGATTGTGTTAGATTATAACAAACCAATTAAATAATGGATTATAATGGCTAAGTTTGAAAACGGACATAAATTAAGTAAGGGAAGACCAAAAGGAGCAGTTAATCGTTCTACGGAGATGGTTAAGCTTTCCATAGCAAGAGCAGTAGATAATACCCTATCAACTCTATCAAAAGATTTGGAGGAGATAAAGAAGAAAGACCCACAAGCTGCATTAGAATTAGCATTTAAGCTATTAGAATATACAATACCTAAGTTGAGTAGAACCGAAGTGAAAGCAGAAGTGAATCAAAGGATAGAGCAGATTACTGTAAATGTAACTCAAAAGATATTAGATGAATCAAATTAATAACGTTACATACAAAGAGGATAATTTAATAACACTTAAACGAAACCTACATTACGATTACATCATTACAGGTCCTGCTGATTTTGCGGAGCTGGGGATGGATACATTAGATGAACAACCATATTATAACTTTATGATGGAGAGGTTTAGTTTGTTTAATCCTAAATCAGGGTTAGTTACGTTGATTGCTACCAATAGGAAAGCGGATAAGCGTATTATACACAAACAAACTATCTACAACGATATAATGTTTAAGAATGATTTTAAATTGATAAGTGAGAAGGTGTGGGTTAAAACATATATGAGAGATGTTATATGGAGGTTAGGGTTTGTTAATATCCTTACATACCGTCATAAGAGTATGGAGAGAAAATATAAACTACCATTAATACCGGATTGCTTTCACTTCCCACATAAAGCAGGGACCAATGGGTTTCCACCTGAACTCATACATCAATTCGTTAAAGAGATACCTGGTGTAGTGTATGACCCTTTTATGGGGAGTGGCACAACCGCTAGAGTGTGTGAAGCATTAGGTAGGGAATGGATTGGTTCGGAGTGGTCTGATTCACAAATGTAAATTCACAATTGTAAACATGAACTTGGAAATTAATACAACGATAACTTATACCAATCAGGATAACTCACCAACAAGAGTGACGCATCATATTGGCGGCACCAGAAGCGGCAAGACCTACGCTTTGCTTCAATGGTGTATCGTTAAAGCGCTTGAAAAGAAAGAGATAATAACAATAGTAAGAAAGACAATACCATCGCTTAAAAGGACTGTAATGAAGGATTTTAAGGATGTGATGCAATTGTTGGATATATGGAATGAGAATGATTTCAATATATCAGATAGGATATACACATTCTATAATGATTCAATAATACAATTTATATCAACGGATGATGCTGAGAAGCTAAGAGGATTAAAGAGTACTATCTTATGGCTAGAGGAAGCAAATGAGATAGATGAAGAATCATACTTCCAGCTACAAATTCGTACAACAGGTCCAATCATATTAAGTTATAACCCTACTGTATCTCCATACCATTGGATAAGAGTGATGGGTGATTGTAGCAGATTCTTTACAACCTATAAGAACAATCCTTATTTAGATACCACAGTTAAGAAAGCCATTGAGGAATTAAGACATACTAATCAAAAAGCATGGAAGGTTTATGGTTTAGGAGAATGGGTAGGTAATGAGAAAGCAATATTTGAATTTACTCAATGTGAATGGTTGCCGGATGATGCAGAGTTTGTAGCATTTGGTTTGGATTTTGGATATAGCTCAGACCCTACTGCATTGGCTAGTGTTTGGAAATATAATAACGAGCTATACATTGTAGAGCATTGCTATGAAAGAGGAATGGTGACAAACGATATAGTGACTATGTTGAAAGGAGTAGTGAAAGGTAGAGAGGAGATATGGGCTGATAGTGCAGAACCAAGATTGATAGAAGAATTATATAGAGAAGGATTTAATATAAAGCCTGTAATCAAAGGAAAGGATAGTATTAACTTTGGTATTCAGGTAATGCAGAACTATAAGATAAACATACCAAAGACATGTCAGAATCTAATTAATGAGTTCTATTCGTATGAGTGGAGTAGTGATAGATTTGGAAAGCAATTAGATAGACCAATAGATTTTAATAATCACTTAATAGATGCAGCTCGTTACGCTTCAATGATGAGATTAAGTAATAAAGCCACATCAGCTGGAAAATATATAATATCAGTAAGATAAAACAAATATAATATGGAAAAAGAATTTGACATTAACAATCCTACTCCTCAAGACTTTATGGAGATGGCAACTTATGTAGCTATGAGTGAGAAGAAGAACATAGAGCTATTAGAAGAATTGAGAAAACACAAAGCTTATCTAACTGCTACAATACAACAAAGGAATTCAGCAGAAGCTAAATACCAAGCACTATTAGCACAACAAAATGCACCAATAATTCCTATTACTGAAGTAACTGTAATGAATACTGAATTGAATTTAGTAAATCCAGAACAATGGGCTGTACCTAAAGGTAAAGTAATTACAACACCAAAATCAAATAAATTATAATGAAGCAAGAAATTAAAATAGAAGTACCTACTAAATGGAGTGCAGTAACTCTAAAGCAGTATCTAGCCCTAAGAAAAGATTTGGAAACATACGCTGGCGAAGAAGAAGCTATAACGGCTTGTTTATTTCATCACCTATGTAAGTTTCCATTGGAATATATACAGCAACTAAACATAGATACCTACATTGCTATTAGAGAAGATTTAATTAGCTTCTTTAATAACATAGATATGCCACTACAAAAGTTTATCCAAATAGATGGAGTAGAGTATGGGTTTGAGCCTGATTTAAGTAGAATGGCTTATGGTGCTTATATAGATATTAGCAAATACGAAACGTTTGAGATAAATGAGAAGTGGGCTGAGATTATGAGTATTCTATATAGACCTGTAATCAAAACAACAGGCAAACTATATGATATTAAAGCATACGATGGTACAATAGATGGTGATAAGTTTATGGATGTCCCAATGGATATTCACTTTGGCACACTTTTTTTTTTGAAAACTTTATTAAAGGACTTACTGAAAGATACCCAGAAGTCTTTGACGGGATTGACGGGTCTACCTCAGAACATCAAATCCGTTTTGGAAAAAAATGGAAATCTTACTCAAGCCTTGTCCAACTCGCACAAAACGATATAACACGCTTTGAGGAAATAACCAAAGAACCATTGGAAAAATGTTTGCTAATGTTAGCATATCAGGCTGATGTAGCATACTTGGAAGAACTGATGTATAAGGAAGCTGTTAGGAAAGGGTAGGTTCATAACTTTTGTATTTATGATTGTTAAATCTAAAAGAATAACAAAATACTATGGGAACACCAGCTTATAGACAGAATCAAAGGAGAAATCAAGGTATTTACTTAGGTCCAACTAGAGGTAGGTCATCACCTAAGAATTCACGTAGAGGATGTTTATGTTTGAATAGCAACACTTACGATGTTAAATGTTGTGGTGGTGCACTACAATCGCAAGGGATTGGACAAATACAATCACCTCCTATTATAAGAGGAGCATTTAGCTCTGGGTTCTCATCTGGATTTGACATAGGAAATATATAATAAAAAAGATAGAATAATGTCTCAATTAAATAAAACACAGCTAGAAGCAGAAAATCAAAGTAGTTTCCCTAATAATAATACGGGATTTATTACTCCATTAAAATTAAGAGAATTCAATACTGATATGATTGATTCCCTAGTTGATGAAGGTGAATATAATATAAATTCAGCTTCATTATCAGGTAGTGTAGCATCTATACAAAATCAGGTAAACTCTTTAGTACTATCAGGTAGTGGTATCGTTATTCAAGACGAAGGTATTACGCAAGGTACAGTAACTGCATTGAATTTTGTAGGACCAACAGTACAAGTTAATGTAACTGGTTCAATGGCTAGTGTTTATGCTAACACAACTGGATTAGCAACAACTGGTTCTAATGTATTCTCTGGCTCCCAATACATTACGGGTAGCAGTGGAATTACAGGTTCTTTTTCTATTCAAGGTAATTTAATAATAAACGGAACATCATATACATCAGCAACTAGCGGAACTGCAGGTACAAGCGGTACAAGCGGTACAAGTGGAGTAAGTGGAGCTAATGGAAGTAATGGAACTTCTGGCACAAGCGGAACTTCTGGTATTAGTGGTAGCTCAGGTTCATCTGGAACAAGCGGCACATCAGGTACATCAGGTACATCAGGAACATCAGGAACATCAGGTACATCAGGAACATCAGGAACATCAGGAATAAATGGAACTGGTGGTACAAGCGGCACATCAGGTACAAGTGGTGTGAGTGGTAGCAACGGAACAAGTGGCACTTCTGGGACTAGTGGAGTGAATGGTAGTGATGGTACTTCAGGAACATCTGGTACATCAGGCACTTCTGGAACAAGCGGAACTTCTGGTACGTCTGGAACAAGTGGAACAAGTGGCACATCAGGAACTTCTGGTACTTCTGGTTTAGGATTAAATTGGCAAGGAGTTTGGAATAGTGGAACAACATACGCAATTAATGATATAGTAGAATACAATGGTTCATCATATATTGCAATAAATGTTAGCTTAAATGAGAATCCAGCTACACAAATTCTTTATTGGAATTTATTAGCACAAAAAGGAACGGATGGTACTTCGGGTACTTCTGGTACTTCAGGCACATCGGGAACTTCTGGAACAAGCGGAACATCGGGTACTTCAGGAACTTCTGGGGTAAATGGTAGTAATGGAACTTCTGGAACTAGCGGTACATCTGGCACTTCAGGTACATCAGGTGTAAGTGGAGCTAATGGTTCAAACGGAACAAGCGGACAAGATGGACAATCAAATACATTCTTTGATTATAAAGCAAACACAAATGATATATCAG